CCATCACTTAATTGTTTACGTTTATTTAAAACTTCTTTTTTAAGTCCTCGTTTATACAGTTCTTCATAAGCACGTTCAATTTTATCCGCATCTTTCGATTGATCACGAAATTTACCCTTTTGAGTAGCACTTAATCCTATCGGTTTAACAGAAGATATTTTTAATATCTTTTTTGCTCTCTCTACAGGATCAACTTCTGTTTGAGGTGTAGCCAATTTTCTAAGTTCTTCTTGATCGTGTTTAGCTGCAATAGCGTTCTTTTTACCTGCTAAATCTAATAATGTTTGAGGAGTTTGAAGGTTATCAGATATATAGTAATTGTCAGCTAAAAAACTTTTTTCAAAGTCTAAAGCTCTCATTCCCACATCATCATGCCAATCAGAATCTATCATCTCCATCTGAGCATTTGACCAAAGACCTAACTCCTCTTTCTGTCCTTTAGCGGCTATAGCTGCTCTAGTATATGTCTTAAACCTCTTAAAACCGTTTAATCTTGTTAACCCCATATTAAAAGCCATCTGAACTAAAACACTTTTCCTAATAGTTGAAAGTTTACGAAATGATTTTGTACCACCAACAAAAGAAATGGCATCAGAAGTTGACCTATTAAGTCTTTTTATAAATATCTTCTGTAACCGTTTAGCATCTATAGCTTCTTGACCTGCTTTTTGTTTTTGTGTTAAATTTTGTACGTTTGATAAATTAACACCAACCCCTGCAGTGGGTATATTTTTAGAATCCATGTATGCAACAGAATAAAAACCACCTTCGTGATACGTCAACATATTAATTAAATCTGATTTTTCACTGTCTGAAAAATACTTTGACAATATAGAGGCTGTTTTTTTATCTTTTTTAGAAGCCATTAATTAGTTCTCAAGTTATCTGTGGAAAAGGGGAGTTCTTCTACAAGTGCTCTCACATCTTCATTATTAGTGCCAAGACACTCAATGTTATTGTCTCTGAGGAACTGACGAACAACATTGAGATGTGCCGGAGTAGCTTCACCTGATTTAATTGTCTCAGCCAATGTTCTAGCCAATAACCCATGTAACTCTCCCATATCTTTAACTGTTCCATTACTCATCACATACCTCTTTATATATATCGTTATTTCTAGCTACCTTAGCTAAATCTGTAGTTAACTCAGGGTATTCCATAAGTATATCTTTAGATGCTTGACTAAATTTTACTTCTTCATACCAAGCACACTCCTTTGAGTAATATGTATCAGCGTTATAAAGTCCTAACCCAAAGTTAACTACAGGTGCTATTAGTTCAGTTGCGGTGCTACAGCCCGTCAAGAACATCAGGCAGAGACTCACGCTTCCTAACCTTAGCTTTAGCTCTGTCAATATCTTCCTCCACTTCTTGCTTGGCTGACATACCATTAGGGTGATTAATATTATTAAATACATTACCCGCAAGCCAATTAAATATAGGCCATACAGTGCTTAACATAGGCACTCTTTGTACCCACCTATCAGGCAAAGCTCCAGTTATTGCAGTGAAAATAAGAACAATTTCACCTGCTATTTGAAACCATTGTTGCCCCATAAACATATCAAATATTTCGTGCATTTTGTTTCCTTTTTTCTAGTTCGTTGCATCTGTTATGTAGTTGAGTTACGTCCTTTTTATACTCAAATCTTTCTATAGAAGTATACCTCAGTTGATCTATTTTTTTGTCTAAATGATCTATTTTCTGTGTCAGACGATTAATCATCCACCCTCCGATAGCGGTAAATAACACCCAAGCATCATGTATTAAGGAGTCCATTAGTTATCGACAAATGTAATAACCAATCATCCATCCTACCATAACCATCCCTGCCATCATCCAAGGAAACCCTTTGAACATATCCATTAGCAATTCCTATCCATTAAATGTGCGTTAGTAATAAGAGACAATGGTATGTACCCACATCCCTTGTACTTCCCTTTTTCAATCATGTCTTTATTATATCCAATAACTGCATGATCGTTTGAAACTCCCATGAGAAAACCACAGGATTCATATATAGCTTTCTTAGCATCTAAAGTATCTACAGTTACTTCTTCATTATCATCATAAGGATCAAACCATTCAACAATGATAAGTCTATGTAGATTTTCTTTATCAACTAATAAATCTTTCACAAGTTGATTACGAGTTTTTCTCATTTTGTTATACCTAACCAAGTTATAAGAGTTCCAGTTATTGACACCATTAGTAGCCATAGTCTATTAGAAGTTACTTGAGCTGTTTTCATAGCTTTAACTTCTGAAACTATCCCATTAACTTTAGACTCACCTCGTAAGATAAGCTCATGATCTTCCACTTCTTCTTGAGTTCTTCCTAAATCACTTCTAATCAAGAGTACATCAGTGTGCATTTCATTAAGTTTATTTAGAATATCTTGCTGTTGATCAGGCACATTGTACTCCCTAAAAAAGTTGAAATGCTTTAAACATGGTAAACATTATGATTGCTAGTATAATAAATGCCCTAATCATTTAGGATACCTCTGTTTTATCTCGTTTATTTTATCCACCCAAGTGGTAGTACCATCTCTCTTATCATCAAACATCATTTCATACTGGTTGAGTTGATTGTATTCTGCTTTGCGTTTTTGTGAATAAGTCTTTATGGAATTATCATAAGCATCAATCATCGCCTGAACATCAACACCAGTGGCATCCAATACAATCGTATGATCTTCTACAGACAATCCTCTGGATGTAAGAAAATGTTCAGCGTTTTCCTGAGTCATCGAGCCGTGCCATAAGACCGCCTCGCTTTTTTTGTTCTGGACGTATCCGTATATTTTTGCCATTACTTAATTTCCAAAAAGGATTAAAGAAAAATACCCTGTTCCTGATGGGCTTCCATTAGGTGTATTTGAAATCGTGTATTGCCCTGAAGCAGAAGCAGTCATATCTATATGTTGCCTTCCACTAGTAGCACCACATTGAAACATACCATTACCTTGGGCATAATATCCTGCTGCACTTGTTCCAGCGTTCATACTCCCTGCTGCACCACCAGAAACATTCAGCCAACCAGTAATCATTCCAATAACAACTCCATTAAAGTTATAGGTCATCCACGCTAATTTAGGAGTAAATGATGCAGTAATCGAGTGGACAGTTGTGCCAGCAGCGGTTGACATATCAAAAGACCAATAATCTTCCTCTGCTTGTATCGGTAGATTTGTAAGATTCGCACCACTTATCGCAGGGAGAGTACCAGTAAGATTAGCGGCTGGCAGAGCAGTCAATCCAGAGCCACTACCTACTAAATTATGCCCTGACTGAACTGTTACTGTCGTTCCTGACTGCCCCTGAATTTTATCGGCAGAAATCTTTGAGTTCGCTCCGTCTATATCTATTTGTGGCATTAGTTATTCTCCTTCGGATACCTAGTTTTAACTATTTTTCTCTTAGCTTGAAGTGCCTCCAGTTTCCCATCTAATATTGCATGGACACATTCTGCAATTGATGGGTATTCACGTTTTCGTTTCACATCCCAAGATGCGTTATCATACGCATCCTGTCTTGCCTTTTCATTTGCATCATCAACTTGCTTTCGAGTTTTATAATTACCTTTAGCAACAGCTTCATCGTAGGCCGATTCGTACTTAGCAACTTTCTCAAGAACGTGAGATTCTTTTTTTGCGTTGTCAGCCCACTCTTGACCATTGACTACAACATAATTCAGTACAGCTAATTGTCTTTCAGTTAATTCCATTATGCTAACAATGCTCCTTGAAAGTGTGTGGCAGCACCAAACCCAGTTGTAACATCAACACCTTTACCCCCACTTGCCCCACAAGTTAATTTTAAATACACTGTATCGCTGGAATCCATATCCATTATTTGCGTAAAACTTTTAGTAATCAGTGAATTTGCACTGTGTATCTCATCCATCCGCCCCCATTCCATTCTGTAAGTGCGATTACTGGAAACCATATCTAGATCGTTGAGTGTATTATCACTACCAAAACCCGCCATCGTTACTTCACAACAAATTAGATAACGACCTGTTACTGGTGCGGTAAATGTTCCATCTACAAAATCCGCATTCTGGTCAAAAATTTCCGTCCATGTACTTGTTCCTGTTAAAGAATATGCAGTTCCATCACCAGTTACGTTATTGGCGGTGGTTGTCCATCGTGCGGAAAATGCAGACTGATTCGGCATAGTTATATGCCCGTTAGCATCAATAAGCATCTGGTCTGCACCACTAGACCCTAAAGTTAAATCATCATTGTTGTGACGGTAACGAACATAACCCCTATATTCAGTGTCACCGCTAGTGCCATCGGCAAAATTCATTCGGCTAGTATGGGCAGTACCCCCAACTATTGTCATGCCAGAATGTCCTGTGCCACCTACTACTAAGTGACTTGAGTTAGCTTCATATGATCCCGGACTTGTGATACCTATTCCAACTTTTTCATCGCTGTCGATGGTAATTGCCGTTGCATTAGCAGATGAGGTAATACCAGATACTCCCACACCAGTAAGATTACTTCCGTCTATTGCAGGGAGAGTGCCTGTTAAATTCCCTGCTGGAAGATTAGTAAGACTAGCTCCCGATCCACTCAACGGCCTATCTACTGTTATATTTCCAGTTCCATCAGGAGTTGATATATTAGTTGCTTTAATCGTTGATGCCATCGCTTATATCCTTTTTAAATTATTGTGTAAGTGCTACCCGATGCCACCGTCACCGTATAGCCATCAGCTACCGTAATCGGGCCAACACTTGAGCCGTTTTCATTTCCCGTAAAAGTTATGTTTTCACTAATCGTTTTTGCGTTTGTGCGTATTACAGAGTTAGTTCCTAATGACGGGCCACCACCTGTAACCTCTGCCCACACTGGATCAGCACCAGAACCTTGAGTTTTGAGAAAATAGCCTGATGTACCAGCAGCCAATCTTGCACTTGTAGAAGCGTTTCTATATATTACATCTCCTCTTGTAGTAAGAACTGTATCTACATCACCTGCCGGGCCTTGCGCTCCTGTAGCACCTGTAGCACCAGTAGCCCCCTGTATTCCCTGTATTCCTTGAATTCCTTGAATTCCTTGTGAACCGGTAGCACCGGTAGCTCCGGTTGCACCTGTAGCCCCAGTTGCACCAAGATTACCACTACGAGTCATGCCTATATATAAGGTATCAGAATTACTTAAACTACCACCAGAAGCGACATGAGTTACTGGTACTTGAAGCCACGCAGTATTATCGGTAACACTTCCAGTAACAGCGTATACAGCAAAAGTAGAGGGTGCTCCACTTTTTCTAATCGTTATAAATCCTTCATGTGAATTATTAGTTCCATCATCAATACTAGCAATTAAATCGGATATATCATTACTCTCAGCCGTCTGTGCATCAAACGCTACATTAGTTACAGACGCTAATGTTGCATGGTTTAATCTAACCTTACCAGCAGCAGGATCACCCATAGTCGTACTGCTATCAAACGTATATTTCCAAGCAATAGAACCAGTAATATTGGTTACATTAGTTTCTGTGGCACTAGCATCACTAGCACTTGAAGCAGCAGCCGTTGCCGAGGCAGCAGCGTTGTCAGCATTGGTTGTACTTGTGTCAATCTGTGCGTCTACATAAGATTTATTAGCAACATCACTAGCAGCCGTAGGAGTAGTAAGGTCTGTGATCTTTTTAGACTGTGCATCCCAACTATCAGCCCCAGTAGTATCCATAGCTAGATGGTTGTCGCGCTCATCTAGAGCTTCTTGAGACATATAGAAGGCTT